GGGATTTCGCGAGCGCTCATTTCCGCTAGCGACAGAATATTATGAAACTAATTCAAGATGAATAAAGGGAAGAAGTTATATATAATCTAAAGAGTTGACATTGGAGGAGATATGGCTAGTACAGGTGGGGTGAAGATAGGGTCTAGTTATGATGAAGCTAGAACCCGTAAAGTAAACGCAGAAGCAGAGATAGCAGAGCTGGAATTAGCAAAGGTTAGGAATCAACTTGTGATAGTTGACGACGTTGTTAAGGCTTGGACTGATACTCTTTCAAACTTAAAGTCTAAATTGACTAGTGTCCCCTCTAAAGCAGCGCCGATAGTGGCAAGCGAAAGCGAAATTGGTATTGTCCAAGAAATAATTAGCGATTTCATTAACGAAGCCTTAGAAGAGTTAAGCAATTATGACCCAAAAATTTCAGCGAGCAGGACTAGCAAACCTAAAGCAGCACCTGAAGGAGGCGATCAAGACGCTAAAGCCTCCACCACGCCTAAGCGTAAGTCAGTGGGCCGACCTAGAAAGACGGTTAGACTCTCAGACTAGTGCAGAGGCTGGAACTTGGAGGACTTCTAGGGCTGAATACCAACGTGGCATCATGGATGCTTGTTCTGAGCACAAGACTAAAGAAGTCGTCGTTATGGCTGGGGCGCAGCTAGGCAAGTCGGAAGCGCTTTTGAACATTATAGGCTTTCACATTGACCATGACCCGTGTCCGATTCTCATGCTACAACCTACAGAATCTATGGCTCAGTCTTTTTCTAAAGACAGAATTGCTAACGGTCTATTACGAGCGACCCCTTGTCTGTTCGGTAAAGTAAAAGATCCGAGAGCTAGAGACTCCAACAACACTACGTTGCACAAGATTTATCCTGGCGGCAGTTTAAGCCTAGTCGGTGCCAATTCACCTAGCGGTCTTGCTAGCCGACCAATCAGAATTATCTTAGCGGATGAAGTTGATAGGTTCCCTGTTTCAGCAGGAACAGAGGGTGATCCGCTGTCTTTGGCTCGTAAACGAACCTCTACATTCCATAATTCTAAAATTATTGCAGTATCAACACCCACTATTAAAGATATATCTAGAATAGAAAACGCTTATGAGAATTCTGACAAAAGAGAATACTATGTGCCATGCAAGCATTGTGAGCATTTTCAGACTTTAATTTGGGCTAATGTCCGATGGGTAGACAACGATCCAGAGACAGCAGGCTATATGTGCGAAGAATGTTCTGCCTTGTGGTCTGATTCCGATAGAAGGTGGTCTGTAAGAAATGGACAATGGCAAGCGCAAGAAGAGTTCAAGGGTATTGCAGGGTTTAAAATATCAGGACTTTACTCACCTTGGACGGCTTTATCAGAAGGAGTAAGAGAATTTTTATCTGTCAAGAAAAACCCTGAGCAGTTAAAGGTGTGGACGAATACTTATTTGGCCGAGCCTTGGATCGACGAAGGGATCACCGTAGATGAGATGAACCTTTATCAGCGGCGAGAGCACTTTGAGTATGTGCCTGAAGACGTTGTGATTATTACTGCTGGGGCCGACGTACAGGACGACAGAATAGAGGTCACGTTCGTAGGATGGAAGCGAGATGATGCCAGCGCGGTCCTGGGCCATGAAGTCTTGCCTGGAGATCCTTCTACGCCTCAACTCTGGGCGGCTTTAGACTCGCAACTAAACAGATCGTTTGAGACTGAAGACGGAAGAATCTTAGGCGTAAGAGCAACAGCAGTAGATTCGGGAGGTCACTTTACTAATAGCGTTTATCAATATTGCCACAAAAACTTTTCTCGTAGGATATTTGCGATTAAAGGTGTTGGTGGTGAAGGCAGAGCCATTGCAGGAAAGCCGTCAAAGAATAATATTGTGAAATGTCGTGTATTTCCGATTGGAGTTGATACAATCAAGGATCTTGTCTTCTCACGTCTAAGAATAGAAGAGCCTGGCGCTGGTTATATAAGTTTCTCCGACGAATTAAACGAAGAATATTTTCGTCAGCTTACTGCTGAAAAAATAATAACAAAATTTGTCAGGGGGTTTAAGAAACGCATCTTTCAGAAAATCCGGCCCCGCAATGAGGCTTTAGATTGTTTTGTTTACAGTATAGCTGCTTATAGTATAATCAATGTATCTGTCAATAGCATTGCAGACAAAATTCAGGCAAAATTGGCAGAGGCCAAGACTGAACCAGAAGAAGAGGTTATCAAAAAAAGGCCATTTGTTCCTAGGGCGAGTGGAGGATGGCTTAACGCATGGCGGTGATTAATGGCAACAACAAACTACTTTGACACTGTTAAGGAAGGACTGCCTTCTTCAATAGTTGTCGGCGATTTTGTGCAATTCAAGAAAACTGAAATCGTCGCAGTCTACGACCCCACCTTGTACACAATGGAGTTCATTGCTCGTATTGCTGGTGGGGGCAATGAAATAAACATTGCATCTTCAAATGAGACAACTCATTACCTGTTTCAAGCCAGCTCAACTACAACAAGCGCGTGGAACCCAGGATCTTATCACTGGCAGCTAGACGTTATTAGAATTTCTGACAGCGAAAGATATACGTTAGAAAGAGGTCATAATTTAGAAGTCGTTGCAGACCTTGATCAGAACAATTCGGACCCAAGGACTCACGAAGAGATCACTTTAGAGAAAATAAGAAGCTTAATTTCTGGAAAAGCAGATGCCGACGTTGCCAGTTACAGCATAGCTGGAAGATCTTTGACCAAAATGACGTTTGAAGAGTTAAGTCAAGCTGAAGATTACTTTGCTAAGAAAGTCAAAGCTCAAATAGCAAAATTAGACGGTGAAAGCAACAGAAACACTGGCGCTACAATTCAAGTGAGGTTTTGATGGCCTTTTTAGACCTATTTAGGAAAAAGCAGCAGGAAAAAGCAGTATCTCGTCGGCAATACGATGGTGTGAATACCGGAAGGCTTTTTTCTGATTTTGTTACATCAGAAAGATCGGCTGACAGCGAGCTAAGGTTTGCTCTGAAAGTGTTGCGAAACAGGTCAAGAGATCTATCTGTTAATAACGAATACGTTAGACGTTACTTTGAGTTATTAAAAATCAATGTAATAGGCGATAAAGGCATACAATTTCAGTCTAAAGCTGTGGATTCTATTGGTAATTTAGATCAAACAGGCAATCAATCGGTTGAAAATGCATTTAAGATGTGGGGAAAGTGCGGTTATTGCACAGTTGACGGCAAACTTTCTTGGATAGATGCTCAAAAGCTTGCTGTTGAACTCATGGCTAAAGACGGCGAGGCTTTCATCGTAAAGCATAGAAACGCTGCTTTTAGAGACTCTTTTGCGCTGGAATTCATAGAAGCAGATCAAATTGATGACCAATTAAACAAAAAATTGGGCAATGGTAGAGAGATTCGCATGGGTGTTGAGCTTGACAGGTTCAAGCGACCTGTAGCTTACCACCAATTACAATACCATCCAGGCGATTTTGATTACGCTACTAACACAAAGTCAGAAAAGTACAAAAGAATCCCTGCTGAAAATGTTATTCACTTGTATAAGCAGTTGAGGCCAGGTCAAACACGCGGAGAGCCTTGGTTGACTCCTGCAATCACGGCAATAAAGCAATTAGGAGCATTTAGAGAGGCGGCAGTGGTCAATGCTCGCGTTGGTGCTTCAAAGATGGGCTTTTTTACAAGCCCGAGCGGAGATGGATTTGTTGCCGACGATTATGATGGGCAAACCCCGATAATTAGCGCCGAACCTGGAACTTTCCACAATTTACCTACAGGCGTAAATTTCGTTGACTTTCAGCCTACCTTCCCTAGCAATGACTTTGACAGCTTTCATAAATCTATTTTAAAAGGAATTGCCAGTGGGCTGGGAGTCTCTTACACGTCTTTGTCTAACGATTTGGAAGCAACAAGCTATTCAAGCATCAGACAAGGCGCGTTAGAAGAGCGAGATTTCTACAAGAATGTAACACAGTTCGTGATAGATCATTTTGTTCGGGCTGTGTTTGACTCTTGGCTTGGAGCTGCAATGGAAGTTGGTTCTTTTGGCATACCCTTGCGGCAGTATGACAGATTTTCTGCTGCGGCTGAGTTTAGGGGCAGAGGTTTCTCTTGGGTTGATCCTCAGAAAGAAATGAATGCAGCTATCTCAGGGTTGCAGAGCGGTATATTGCCTTTGAACTCTGTTGCGGCTCAATATGGAATGGATACTGAGGAATTATTGTCTCAAATTTCCCGAGATAGAGAATTAGCAGAGCAATTTGGAGTTGAATACAGCCTTGAACCGTTTGGAGCGGTCAGAAAAGAGGAAGATGACGAAGACGATGACGGAGAGCGTGGATTAAATCAAGCGCTCGCAGAAAGCCTGAAAAGGTGTTTCGTTGAAGATTAATCAAGCTGTAGCGTTATTCCTAGAAAGAATTCAGCGTTTAGATAGGAAAACGAAATCAGAAATTGAGCAATTGTCGGAACAACTAGAAGTTGTTCGCGATTTCAAGCTAATACCTGGTGAAAAAGGCGATCAAGGTCAAAGGGGCGAGCCTGGAGAGCGCGGAGAACAAGGTTTACAGGGATTAGAAGGTAGAAACGGCGAAAGAGGCCCAATGGGACCACAAGGTCCAAAGGGACAAACAGGCGCTAAAGGCGACAAAGGTGATAAGGGCGATCAAGGTATACAGGGTCAAAATGGACCCGTAGGCCCGAAAGGTCCAAAAGGAGACAAGGGAGATAAAGGAGAGCAAGGCCCATCAGGAAAGAAAGGGGCTGACGGTAAAGCTGGGAGAATTCCTAGACATAAAATACAAAACGGCGCAATAGCGTTTGAGACTAGCCCGAATCAATACGGGCAATTTGTCAAGTTCAACATGACAAATCAATATATATCTGGCGGCGGTGCTAGTAAAACTTGGATTGATTACGCGACAGGATACGCAACAGAGCCTGTTTTCATAGAAACAATCGCGCAAGGTGATGTTTATAGCTACAATTACGGCTCAACAACGCTCTATAGAGTAATTGGGAATCCGTCTGATGCGTTTTATCAGAATTATTCAGGCGGTACGTTTAGTGGATTGGTTGCCGAAAAAGCAATCACAATTTAA